AATGGACCAATACGAATCGGTCGTCTCAATTCGATGTGGAAGAATAAAGAACCGTTACCACTCGTCAAATCATACAATGAGAACACCTGTAAATTCGAATGGAAACGAATTACCCATGCGTGGGAAAAAGAAAACAACGAATTAATTGAATTACAGTGTTCTAAAATGAAGTTCCGAAGCACACCGAACCATAAATACTTGACTACACAGGGGTGGCGTTCTGCAGATACATTACAAGTCGGAGACTTATTGATTGGTAATTCAGACGAATTCACAGGTGACCAGAACGATACAATGAAAATCGATGCAATATGTCATACAACAAATGATACATACACCGACGATGAATCCGCGTATAATAAGAAGGTTTATGATATCGAAATCGAAGACAATCACAATTTTGTAATCTGTGGTTCAACAACTACAAGCGGTGTCGTCGTCCATAACTGTCATCATATAGCTGCGGAAGTATTCTCCCGTGCCCTTCCAAAGATTAACGCATATTACTCGATTGGTCTATCCGCGACTCCGAAGCGCTCGGACGGTCTTTCAAAGATATTCCATATGTATCTCGGACCATTTATATTCCGTATGGAAAAGCGTGATGACGTGAAAAAGATTGAGATACACGCAATGCACTATTACGATACAGACGAGTCTTATTCACAAGAAGAATACACGGTTACACAGAAACTCTGTTTGCCGAAGATGATTAATAATATCGCGAATCACCCGCGACGCAATGATATGATAGAGGCGCTGGTTCGTCGTCTTGTTAATTTAATTGAGGTCGAACCGCGAAAGATAATTATCTTAAGTGACCGTCGCGAACATCTTGCTGAACTCTATCGCAGGTGTTCCAAGTTTGCCACTGTCGGATACTACATCGGCGGAATGAAACAGAAGGACCTCAATGAGTCGGAAAAGAAGCAAGTTATATTCGGAACATACCCGATGAGTTCCGAAGGTCTCGATATCGGCGACCTGAATACCTGTATTTTCACGACACCGAAATCGAGTATCGAACAATCGGTCGGTCGTATTGTCCGTAAGAACCATGCGATTCCGCCACTCGCGTTCGACATTGTCGACCATTTCAGTATGTTCCCAGGTCAATACAAGAAGAGGGAAACCGTTTATCGCAAGTTGGACTATGATATATACGACCATACTATCCGCGCAGACGAATCGACGAGCATGGCGAACATGGTCTATCAGGTCGACCAACCAGGTGTTCTACGAGAACCAAAGAAACGTGGTCGTAAAGCAACATCGGAATCCTCTGCGTCCTCTTGTCAATCCTCTATGAAAAAGGAAAAGGATATATTTGACCTGTGCTTTAACACAAAAGAAGGCACCGAAGATGATGAATCCGACGAAGAGGAAAATCAAAATGTAGATACGATGTTTCGCGACGATTAATCCATGACGATTAATCCATGACGATTAACCTGCGACGATTAACAATACCATCATAAATAGAACGAATTATGATGTGATTGATTATTTTTTATGAGTTATTTATTGAGTTTTCATTTGAAGACGTGTTGAACGGCGTGGGACAAACGCGTCGCGATTTGCAGGAACGGATTCCACATGTTCTGCAACGACGATTGCACGTTCATCGTTTGAACTACGGGTCTTGCGTTTTCTTGGATTGGTAGAACTCGCACTACCGCTTTTAGGATGGTTATGGTTTTCTTGAACGACAAGACGTACATTTTCATTTGAACCGTATTCATTGACAGATAATGATAGTTGCGGTTGTGCTTGTGGTTTTGATTTAATAATAACGGCATCGCCGAATAAGGATTCAAGGTAAAAACGATTCAATATAGATGAAATCCATGCATGTTCGCGTTCATTCCAGTAGATAGGACATGACATCGAAGTATTATGGTCGAATAATACTCGGTCAGATAATTCGATGGATGGTACATGATGGGTTGTTGGAACGACACGTAATGTATTATCGCGATAGAATAATACAGGATTGTACTTTTCAATCCATGGTGATGATGATAAATTTCTATTGGATTTGCGTGGGGAGAACTGTTCAGGAACCGCAATCAAGACTTCATCTGTTTTTACATCATCCGCATCGGATGCATGAACAGTATGGACAGGGAATGTCGAACATGTTGCGGATAGAGTAGTCGGACCACCTGCTGTAAAGAAACTGCTTAACTGTTTTTCAATATCTTCGACATAGCGTTCATTGATTGAATCCGATAATGTGGAATTCTTACGATGTTCATAACGTATATATGTCGCGCATAACGAACCACAGGATACGACAAAACGTTCAACGGTATCCATATTATCGATTATTCCCAATGCTTCTGAAAAATTGACACCGTTTAAACGAATTGGGTCACATGAATGATTCATGAAACGGTCTCGTTGGTCTTCACGTATATAGTATTGACCCGCATTACAGACTGCACGTTTGGTATTCTTAACTAATTCATAATATGCGGAATTGACAGTCTTGTAGTATTCGACGTCCTTGCTGTTTTTACGATAGACCGCAATGGTGCAGTTATATAATGGTTCTTGTTCAACCGGTGCAGAAATATCATAGTCCATACCCCATACACGTTTTCCAGTTTCGTTATCATAAACCCGAACGCGTAATTCAATCGGTTTGGTCGCATCGCATTTATTAATTTCATCGATAATTTGTTGGAATTCATTGCGTTGTAAATATAAATCATAAGGGTCGAGGAACTCGGATGTATAACGCGACTTTGATACATTTTCATTTTCGTCTTCATGTTGGTTGCATTCGGTACATTGCATATCGATATCATCGAAAAATAACTTGCGATTATTATCAGTAACGACATGATACATATGGTGATTCGAAACACGACGAATACGGCGATAGGAGTCACGCATCTTTGAAAATTGAGAAATTACGTTTTTATATTCATCGACAAGACGGATTTGAATTAGATAGTAAGGTAATTGCTTTTTGCGTAAATCAACGACGTTATCATGGGTTTCATTGGATTCAGTTCCACTGGTCTCATCAAGGTTACATGTCGATACAACGGATTCATAAAATTTCACGATACCGTTATATGCGTTTTTTAATTCATCGATTGTTCCAAAGGTATTGCGTACGAAAGAGTTTGGTCCATATTGTGTAAATGGATATTCGATGGTAAATGTCAGTTGGCGTAACATGGTATCGACTGCGGAGGATGAGTGTAATAGGTTAGATTGTTCTTGTGATGTCATTTCGTGCGAAGTTGTATAGGTTCGTAAAGTATTGTAGTTATACTAAAACTACAACTCTTTAAAATCATTTATAGGCACAATTGTATTCAATATCCGTCTTATAAACACGTATACACAATAAAAATTCTCTTGTTATATGTTATATATTTAATACACCATTCAACAACAACGATATACCATGGATAAAGTCAGTTCATTATTACGCCCATTTGAATCTGGATTAAACGCATTCTTCGATAATCAATATGCGATGACCTCCGTTAAAATTTTCCTTGCGTTATATGCAGCTCTCGCAGCTCCACATTTACCAAAGTTCATGTATGAATTATTCCAAAATGTTATTTTCCGTGTCGTCTTTGCATTCGTCATCATCTTATTAGCAACACGTGATGCAAGTCTCGCATTATTAGTTGCAGTTGCATTTGTTGTTACCTTATATTCGGCAGCTCGTTATCAACTCATCCAAACCGACCTATCCGTCTCATTACCAGGTGAAACATCATGGTTACCATCATCGAAAAATCCGATGACTGCTTCCGTTGCAACCGAAGAAAAGAAAGAACAAGTTCAACAAAAAGAGGAAAAGTTTGCAACGCAACAAACCTCCGAATTATTAGGCAGTTCAGCACAAGATAAAATTCCAGGTTCTGACGATAAATCATGTCCTCGCACTTGGGAATCACAGCACTGTATCCAAGGTATTGAAACTCAACAACCAAACGGTTTCGATATGAAAGACCAATATGCATTATTCTAAATCCAAAGTCGATGACCCTCATTCACGTTTCCTATAGAATCTTCCTTGTCTATTCTATAGAACACGTTGTTCCTCGATTGTCCATGTTTCCTTGTATGTTTATATCTTCACCGATACCACCGAATAATAATTCCAAACGCATCGTCGAACAAGAACCACATCGTATGATGTCGGTCGCGCCTGATAATTACCAGCGTATCCGTCCAAAGACGCCAGATTACTATCGAACCAAAGACTATCCGTCACTTCCACTACATGGATGGTTCAAACCATGTCTCTATCCGGATTGCGGAATGATTACAGGCAATCGCATTAGTATTAACATGATTAATTATCCTTGTTGTGCTCGTTGTAAAAAATACGCGGATTGTGTAATCCGACTAAAGGATATCCGATTTTCTTCTGACGCAATGCCTTCAACGTCGTCGCATTCGGTTTAGCGACAGCATACCAATAGAGTTCAATCGGGTCACCGACGACCTTTAGTTTGTTAAATCGTCGTAGATTTGCATGACTCGGTTTAGTAATTGGGTGTAATCGTTCTATCATTGGTTTAATCTTATTTATTATGTCATCAACACATATATTTAATAAAGATTGAACGCATATCGTTTCCGTTTCCTTATCGGGAGTATCCACAACATCGTCATCTACTTGAGTACATGTATCACGACATTCAACATCGTAAAACGAGCGTAACCACGTTGCACGACTACGTGGAGAATTTAGTATCAGAGGGTCCATTTCGAGTCGTTCGAGACGCTCCGCAATATCATTCAACCTATTTTCTATTCTACATAGACGTTGATGGACTAATGGTGACATAAATATAATAGGTTCTTCACTCATTTGTATAATCGGATATTCGGATATTCGGATATTCAATATCATTTATTAGACATATAGGAAAAATATTTCTATATACAAACTACGGGAAAACATTTGTAAGAAACCACCTTACACGAAACATGACACACACCATACCAATTACACGGTTGTATGTAAGGACATTTCGCGACAACACCCATGGCAAACTGCAAGTATCATTTGTGGAGTGCGTATTCAAGACGTTTGGAATCAGATGTCCTATTATGTTTATTCCATCTATCGCAACCTACACCCACGAAAAACGCAAACATGTATATAAGCACCATGACATCCGTCCATTCACCGATTATCGCAATCCAGATGAAACTGCACCAACTTATGACGACTACGAATACGCGATAGACCATTGGAATATCTGGACGACGATTGCGCGTCAGGAAGCAGAAGACCGTTCTTACCGGGATACGTCGTCCGATATCTATATGATAATGGATAGTGACACCGAGTATCACAGGTCGCTCTCGAATTCGTCGCTGGTATTTAACCAACTAATGCGTTTTATAAAAGAGTCCGACGTATCCACTCAAACTGAATTACGCGTCTTACGTAACTGGGATATGATATTATTATCACACCAATCCACCGCACCCTATCCGACATTTGATAAAACCCACTTTGTCTATATCAATACGACAATCGGTATTCCGTCTGACCATATTCGCTTCAATGGAAATTATTTATTATCTTCGCGCGGACTTCGAAAACTAATCGCGTCACGTTTTCATAAGAATCTTATCCCTCTACCGGAATTCATCGTTCAACTCCATGACGGGACTTTTCCAAAGACACATATTCAACATTCCGGATTCAACAGTACCAGTACCAATACCAATACCCTTGAAGGTGAAAACTATTTGAGGTTATTTCATACTGTACAACCCGTATTTCATCGATGGAATCGAACTCCAACGTCTGTACCATACCGGTGCAAACAAGTCAAATCATTTCGATATCAACGTATTGATACGGTATGGTCATTTATTATTACGATATCGCCACATATCCCAAATGAATACTTCGAATACATGAAACAGTATGGTCTTTTCTATGGAATTCCCGTAATACAAATCGATTTCGAACAACAACCACATACACTTCCGGCATCGACATCGTCGAAACACACAATGGCAATGTCGATACTCGCAAATCTCCATGATGTCTATCGACAAGTATCGGACCCCGAACATATACTCGTCCTCTACTGTGGAAATCGCATGGCATTTCCAAATTGTATTCCGTCTTTATTATTGGAACGTTTTATTGCGATGAATCGTTCGTTTGTCTATTGCAACTACAGTAGTATGTCGGATTTGAATCTGACCCTCGACGACCATATCGCCGATGGAATATGGATGACTAAATTCAACGACCTATTCCTAGACGGTACACGATGTAACACGCATGATGTCTATGAGAACCTTAACCGTGTGGCATATTCAGACACCAATTCCAACCTATTTTTTGATATTACGCATATTCACCGTCACGTCTCATTGGATTTCCAAAAGGAAACACGACAGATTATCTTTACTGAAAATGAAACGAAACGTGAAATCGTCGCACCCTTTGTATCGTCGTCAATCTGCGACGGTGAAATATGGACGATATTCATTAAATTATACAATATGATACAGATTCAACATCCAATGAATATTCCATTTGAAGTCGATTCGAATCAGCGCATACGACCACCATTGTATGGAAACCAAATGTTCCAATACGGGACACTATCGATATACATGCCGATGTCGAATCGATGTATTCGGATGTTTCGAAAGTCCGGTATCAAGAAGTGGTTTGATATGATTCATCGAGCACTAAATATATCAGACGACCGGATAGATGAAATAAGGACCCTCTACGTTCGTTCAACACATAATGAACCCATTATCAGTCCAGATACGTCATCGTCCAATGTTCCGTATCAATGGGCATATCATCGCGGATATATCACACGGCGAATCACTATCTATATGCGCACAGAGGACGACTATCATTTATTTTTAAAGACCTATAAAAGTGAAATTGATTCCATACGGAACCTTCCTGATTACGGAGGTAGCGACTTATCTATTACTTATACTCCTTCCTTCTTGCGTCTTTTACAGGACGACCTTATCGCAGGTAAGCATACTCATTCGGATTACATATGGTTCGTGAATCCATCACATGTTCTTGAACCGAATACGGCATCCTATATCGCAGAGACACAGTGTAGAATTATTGCACCGTGTATCGGTGGACGTCATAACAATTATGTATCTGCATCATGTTACAATGATATCAGCGGAACACAGGTTGTTCAGGACGGCGAATTGGTAAAATTTATAAGTCACCAATGCACCGGAGTCTGGAATATGGTATATATACAAGATACGTGGTGTATCCATTCAACGATGTTTGAACGCATCGCGTCATTACTCGCGAACGAAGTTAGAAATCCGACCGAAAGTTGGGAACAATTCATGATGCGGATATTTCATAAACATCAAGTTCCTGTCTATGCATGTAATCGATATCGGTATGGAATCGACGTTGATTATTAATTATTAATTAGTTCGAATCATCTCGTTTAGAAGATAATGTCTTTGGCACTTGCGTTTCTGTATAGGTATGATTTTCATATAATGATGGCATTGCCGTGTTAGGACCTTCTAAACGCATGTTTGAATAAAAGTCTTCTAATGAGGAATACTTACTGTATTTCTTTTCCATCGCGTCGATGATTGATTTCCCATTGCCATTTCTTTTTGGGTTTCCGCTTCCATTCCCGTTACTATTCGTATTCGTTGATAGAACAGACGTTTGTATAATTTGATTTAACGAATCGAGTGATTTACTCACCTGTTCATTTTGTTCGCGCATTTTACGCAATATCAATTTTTCAAGAACAAGTTCATAAATATCGGATTTATCGTTTTTATTATTCATCAAGGCGATATATTATCGTATCTATTGTAATCGGATAATTTCTCTCGCACCATTTTCTGCTATTTTTTTCGAGAGTTTGCATTTCGAGAAATTCATACTGCGAGTTCATGTCGGATGCGTTATATGCGACATAAATAAATTTGATAAAGGACCTAACGAAAACTTATAATGATATAGTATTAGAATCATCGTTTGACCCAATATGAAATACCTCGTAATTGTTGAATCTCCCGCAAAACGCGAAAAAATACAGACCTATCTGAATTCCATCGGAAACGGCGATTCTTTCATCGTCCTCGCATCGATGGGTCACATCCGCAAATTTTCAAATGGTCTCAAGTCGATTAACATGACTGATTATAGTGCATCCTATTCCGTTGAACCATCAAAACGCAAAACAGTGAGCGAATTACAGAGTGCATCCAAGAAAGCAGACAAGGTCATCCTTGCAACCGACCAGGACCGCGAAGGAGAAGCCATCGCATTCCACCTTGCAGATGTATTGAATATGCCCGTCGATGATTGTCTCCGTATGTCGTTTAATGAAATAACGCAATCGGCAATTACGAGGGCATTCAAATCGATCGGACGCCTGAATCGCGACTTATTTTCCGCACAGGAAACCCGTGCAATTCTGGACCTCTTAATCGGTTACGAAATATCACCGGTTCTCTGGCACTATATCCAACCGCGTCTGTCAGCGGGTCGTTGTCAGTCTCCTGCGTTACGAATCATTTATGACCGCGAACAAGAAATCGAATCATTCAAGACAACTTCCTATTTCCAATGTTCCGCAGTATTTCCTCTATTACCGGGTATTCACGCGCAGTATGACGGCAATCGCGAAAATGCAAATATAGTCACACCGACAAATAAGAAAAAATCGTCGGAAACCGGAGGTTCTTCGTCAAAGAAGAATCCACCATTGGTCACCGAAGATGATATTCGTCACCATCTACCGTTGATGATAAAGGAAAAATATACACTAACACACCTTTCAACACGCGATACACAATCGCATCCATCGGTTCCATACATTACATCGACGATTCAACAAGATGCGAGTTCGAAATTAGGTCAAAATCCGAAGAATACGATGCGAACACTCCAGACTCTATATGAACGAGGTCTAATTACGTATATGCGAACGGACTCTACTGCAATCAGTGAATCCTGTCATAGGGAAATCAAAGGATATATCGAGGAAAAATTCGCAGGTCAATATGAACGTCGCGATTATAAACGTCGTGTTGCGAATGCACAAGAAGCGCACGAATGTATCCGTCCTGTGAAAATTGCAACACGTACACTTCCTGCATCGTATACTCCACTTGAACGCAAATTGTACGAAATGGTATGGTCACGAACCGTCGCGTCACAGATGAAGTCCTCCAAAGAAGAACAATTGAATATTCAGTGGAATTCTCCTGCGTATTCCTTCTCTTCATCATTCACTCGTATTATCGACCCTGGATATAAAGTATTATATGAATCGCGTCTCGACGATGACACTGCAGTGTTCAACAAGGTCATGACATTGATGAAAAAGTCTGCATACACGGAAATACCATCGGAAGTCAATGCGGAACAGAGATACACGCGTCCGCCATCGCGATACACCGAAGCATCATTGATTCGCGAATTAGAAGAACGTGGTATCGGTCGTCCATCGACATTCGCAAGTATCGTGACAACATTGTTAGAACGCCATTATGTACACAAAGACGAGACATCGAAGGAAACGCATACGGCAAAGATGTTTCAATTGTCATCGGGGACTTCACCGATTACCGAGACATCGAAAGAAATCACACTTGAGAATGACAGAAATAAATTGTCGATTACACCAATCGGAAAAATGGTTTGCGAATTCTTAACAAAGCATTTCCATGATACAATTCTGGATTACAATTTTACAAAGGAAATCGAAGAAAACCTCGATGAAATATCGCGTGGTGAAACTACGAAGAAAGAGGTGACGCATCATGTCTATTCGCGCTTTCACAAAATCGTTGAGAAATTATTAGAAGAAAAGAAACAAACGCGTATTAATTCACGCAATCTCACCGATGACCAAAAAGACTCGCGCAGTATTATTGAACAGCGCCCTGATAAATTCACTTTAATTGGCAAACATACAGAAACGAAGAATCCGCTTTATTTACATTATGGACGTTATGGACCATGTATTGCCGAATTACAAGAATCCGGTGACTTGAGATACTATCCAATTCCGCCTGAAAAGAAAAACAGTAAATTGACATTAGATGATGCCGTCGCCCTTACACTTTATCCGCGAAGTCTTGGAAAGTTAGAAAGTGGCGAAAGCGTTCTTGTTAAATCAGGTCCTTACGGTTACTATATCGAGTATGGTAGCACACGCATTCCGTTTGCTAAATTGGGTAACAACGAATTGAAACCGGAAACCGTGAAATTGGAAGATATCCAAGACGTGGTTGCGTCCGGTTCTCCGGGAACGACTGTATTGAAAGAATACAAGGACGGTGTGCGAATCGTCCAACGTAATGACCATATTTATGTCCAGAAGAGTGGCAAGGAAGCCAAATGGGACGGTACCGTTGAAGCAGTATCAGGCATTCTAAAAAAGACATGGTTAGAATTATTGGAAACTGCAGGAACGAAGATGGGCGTTCGTAAATTCTACAAGAAGCAAACGGGTGGTTCTACGGCGAAGAGGGTGACAAAGAAAACAAAGGTTAACGAATAACGAAAGACGAACGAGTTACCCGCATCAATCACCTCATTTTTTATTTGCTTTCTTGGACGTTTTCTTCGAAGCCGTCGCCTTCTTTGAAGTATTCTTCGCGGTTTTCGTGGATGCCTTATTCACACGATTTAATTCTTCGACCCATGCAAATATATAGTCATAATAGTCCGACGACATTAAGAAACCATTGGAATCGCTAAAGTATTCCGCACGTTGTTTTGCCGACATCTGTTGTGTAATCTCTTTGACTGCATGATGGACGCCTCTTCCGATATCCACCCAATATCCTTCATAATCGATGCCCACTTGATAGTCCGGAACATCGACATGTTCTTCGAAAAAGTAATAGTCACGTGCTTCATAACTGATGAAATTATACATTCGGACCATGTCAATGACGAGACACATAATCCGTGTCCATCGTTTGGCATCGCGTCCATACTTATTGTATCCATCGATGCGATACCGATAGTGTTGATATATCGGATAGAGGTAAATCGACTTATTTATAATATGACCCAAAATACATGAGAAATCAAAGTCGTAGATGACTGCAGTTCCGTCTTTTTTGGATATGAAACAATTGTAATAGTGAAAGTCGCCGTGAATGAGTGCGTATGTCTTATTCACGTGGATGACCGAATCATATATCTTTCGGAATAGTGTCATCACTTTTTTGTATGCATCGTGGCGTTTCAATTTGGATTTCATAATTGCACGAACTGCTTCATATACGGTCACATGTGTATCGGACATATTCTTCAAAAACATAATGATATATTTATTTCCCGTGGTCAGTGTAATGACGGACGGATCAATTGGGATATGAATCGACGTCTTTCCAAAGTTGTTCAATGAAACCGACCGTTCGATGGGTCCGGAGTCGCCGATGCCGGTGTGTTCGTATGTACCTTCGCACCGTCCATAATAGGGTATGAACGTGCTGTCTGTATTTTTATGTTTTTTATACAAGTAATCGTAGATATCACATTCTTGAGCATACGCACCATAATAGGAAGGATAGTCCATCGTCGTCATCTTTGCAATCACGGAATGAACCCGGTTATCGTTATCGACCAGAGTCATTGCAAAGATAACCTGTTGTTTCTTCGATACCGTCAGTTTCTCCTGTTCAATGATTTCGGCGCCACCATACTGAATAAAATTCGATTCGATATTCACACGACCGTTTCCGCCATGAGTACAAGTACGACTACGTCTATCTGCGTTAGACTTGTGTAGATGAGGCATTGCGAGAATAGTCAATCCGTATAACAAGTCGTTATCGGTTTTGAATGGAGCAATCTCATTCGGGCGTAACATTGACTTAAATTGGTTCAAGTATCCACGAACATCGGAATCAGTTGTGTATTCGGATGGCAACGGTGACAAAACATGTAGTTGGATAGTATTCCAATTAAATGCAGAAAAAGGACTGACACATCTGCCGTTTTCGTCATGACATGTACCATCAATTAAATGTAGGACATATGGAAGTGCAGATTTAATAGAATCGCGCAATACATCGTATCGAGTTCGTAATGTATCGATAT